TTGTACTGGGACTGCGACAGGGCCGAGTAGAGGTTCGACGCCTGACCGTTGTGGTACTCGCACGCGAACCAATAGATCGCCTCGGCGACGTCAATGTCGTCGGCATCGTAGTCCTGCGTGGACTCCTTCAAATACTCGATCATCTCGTCGAGCGTCGGGTCATTCGCCTTCGGCGAACCTGTTACGTTACTCATCGGGTAACTCCTCATTGTCGGGGTTCTGCACCCATACCCAGGCCTGCACCCAGGCGCCATGGCCAATCGCTCCGTCACTTATGCTGACGACCGCGTCGTCCTCGATCATGACGTCGTCGTCGGCATACTGCTGCATCGCCAGCTCGCGGTAGTCGTCGTCACTTATCACCTTGTTACTCATCGGGTAACTCCTTCACTTGAGGTTGCGCAGCATGATCAAAAGGGCCAGGCAGATGGCCGCAAGCCCCGCCAGCCCGTACAGGATCTCGGGATAGTGCAGGAGGTTACTCATCGTAGTAACCATCGAACCATGGCCCGTTGCGCCGTGTCGTGCGGCGGGCGTTGGAGCCCTTGGCCGTGCTGCTGCTGCTCTCGGGGTCGCTGCAATAGGTCTGCGCCTGCTCCAGCGTCAGTCCGGTGGCGATGACGCGCCGGCGGTTGCTGCGGAAGTAATGCCGCACAATCTTGTAGGTCCTGCTCATGTGATACTCCCGCTGCAGAACGTGCAGGCTGTAGTCCTCGGCGATGGGAATGTATAAACGTCGGTTCAGGATGTGGTCGTTACTCATCCTTCAATCCCCCGTGCTCCCTGACGATCCGGTTGATCAGCTCGGCCGGCACGAAGCCGTAGACGTCGCAGTGCTTGGGGTCGCCATCGGCGTATTGCGCCAGCTCGGGGAGCCGCATGCTCGGAAAGCCGATCTCGAAAGCTGCGTAGGGCCACGCGCAGCTCTCGCGCGGCGAGCTGTAGTGCGTCTCGCTGGCCTGCACGCTCATGGTCAGGCCGTCGGCACAGACGATACGGCTCGCGGTCTGGTGCAGCACGATGCCGCGCGAGCCGTCGTTGTACTCCGCGAAGCGGTTGGGCTGCGCCTTGTGCCAGACGTTGATGTCGAACTCGGGATAGATGAACTCCAGGTTACTCATCGGGTAACTCCTTCATTGCTGAGAGTGCAGTCCGGCTCCTTGCCGGCCTGCAGATTGATCTTCTCCTTGTTCACCAGCACGCCGCATGCCCGGTAGAACGTGTCGGGATCGAAGCGATGGTTGGCGAAGCGCAGCTTGCAGGCGAACTGGTACGCCACGTCATGGCGCACCTTGTCGTCGGGGATGGTCGAGACGATGCCGGCGATCAGCTCGTAGTCCTTCCTGGTCATGGGTGCATCCTCCAGATCAGCGCCCACCAGGCGAAGCACGCGGTGCGGCCCAACAGGCAGCGCACGTCATGGGTGGGGAACTGCAGCTCGTACTGCTTGTTCACCGGGAACATATAGTTACTCATCAGGGTAACCCGTCCTTCCCGACCCAGCCCAGCCGGGCGGGGTCCGTCTCCTCAGGGTCGATGATGCCCAATGCACGATCCACCGCCTCGAGATCCTTGCCGGCCTGCCGTTCGCCGCTGCCAGGGCCGGCATTGACGTAGGCCAGCCGCACATACTCGCGGGCCACGCGCAGCGCCTTCTCCATCTCCTTGCAGAGCTGTGTCATGTCGCAGAGCGCCGCCTCGGCATACTGCCGTTCCTGCGTCTCGGCTATGAGCTGCAGGTTCAGGTCATGAATGTTACTCATCGGGTAACCCCTTTCCTAGTTCAGCACCAACTTGCGGTTGGTGTTGTCGACCGACCACGAGTTGAACTTGGCGAGGAACGTCTGGCCGAGCAGCATGGCGTCGTCGGGCACGCCGTCGCTGACGGAGGCCTGCACGTCGTACGCCACCTTGTCACCGACCCTGACCGACCTCAGGCGGAACATCTTGCCAACCATCTTCTGGCCGTTCGCCGTGACGTAGGTCCGCTCGCCGAGCATGTCGGAGCGGGTGATGGTGCCGTCCTGCACCAGCCGCCTGAAGGTGGCCGGGCTCAGGCTGACGTCGGCGGAACCCGAGTCCAGCACGAAGCTGGCGGTCAGGCTGCCGTTCAGCGTGGCGGTGACGAAGAGCACGCCGCCACCATGCCGCAAGGAACTGTCGGCCGAAGGGGCCGGCTCGACCTTGCTGTAGGGCGTCACCGGCGGGGCCGGCATGCCCTCGGCAGGGGGTCCACCTGCGAAGGTGGGGGTTACCCAGCCGAGTAACACCAGCGCCGAAGTACCCAGCAGCGGAGCAGCGTGGCGCCGGAGGCGCCGTAGCGATGCGGAGCGAACCATATTAGTGGGCCTTCTGGCAGGCGATCACCGACAGCATGGCGGCATAGGAGTCAACCAGCGGCAGGCCGGTCAGCTTGCGGCCGTCGCGGTCGAAGATCTCGACCTTGTATCTCCGCATCACGCTGAGCACGAACTCGGGCTTCACCTTGGTGAACATGAACGGCACGTCGTCCGAAGAGAACATGCCGGTCAGCACGCCTTCCCAGCCGTCATAGCCGTCGAGGCGCATGACGATCCTGTGCTGCGTGCCCTTGCCGATCGTGTCGCTCCAGCTGCGGTTGCCAATCATCAGCACCCAGCTGGACACTTCCGGCATGAACGCCACCACGAGACGGGTGCCGCGGTCGTACTCCTGGAACATCGAGCAGGCGTTGGCCTCGGCGGAGTAGTTGATCTGCCAGTTGCCGACACGGTCCCACTGGGTGAGAGCGCCGGCATTGGCTGGCTGCGATGCTGAGAGTGATGCAACGCCTATCGCTGCACTGGCGAGCAGTGCCTTCATGAACTTGCGCATCTGGATTGTCCTGTGTTGTGGTTACTCATCGAGTAACTCAGTTGGTTATGGGGTACGCGTTACGCCACGCTTACGCTGACTGGATGTGCTTGTAGTAGACCTCGCCGTAGCTGTCGAAGTAGTCCAGCCACTGGGTGCGAGGCATCGGCCGCCACATGGCGATGAACGCCAGCGCACGCCATACGTCCTTGTTGACCTTCATGATCCTACTCCTGCTCGATGAACCACTTGGTGAAGCCCGGCGCGTAGGCCTCGGCCTGACAGAGCTGCGCGTCCATCCACTCGTTGCGGATGAAGTCGGGCAGCGCATCGCGGGCCTCGTAGCCCTCGACGATCTGCGCCAGCATGGCTGGCCAGATCACCTGTGTGTCACGCATGATGGTCTCCTGCGTTGTTACTCGCCGAGTAACCTCGGTCTGATTTGGTAGCGTAGCAGCGCGCCGCGGAAGGCGGCGTTGGCCCCGTGGCCTGGTCGCCATGCGCCCTGTTGAGCAGGGGTGCCGGCGAGCGTCAGGCTCACGGGGTTGGTTTAACTCTGGTCGTCTTCTTCCTTGGCTTTCTCGTCGATCCGTTCGACAAGCGGGCGGGGCTTGGGTACCGGCTGCAGCTTGGCCCATGGCGAGTCGGGGGAGATCCTGGGCTGCGCGGGCAACACCAAATCCTCGTTACTCGGCTGAGTAAGCATGGCCTGCACCGCGCGCCGCAGCCAGACGCTCACTGGACGATCGTCTACCGCTGCTCTACGTTTCAGCTCCGCATGTTCGTCAGGGTTCAGATCGATATACACGCGCATTACCTATCTCCTCATTGAGTTGCAATACAGTTCGGTCTACATGGGATGTAAAGCGACTGCAAGTCCAATGTGAGTAGCACTCAAAACATCCAGCGTACATTCGTAATAACGTGCGCGTCAGGGGTTCGTTCGCTCTTTGCCGGCGCGTTCTGAGAGTGTTTCACCACTTCTCGCACCACCTGAGTAGCGCGGCGCTCGCGCATCGTAAGCACGAAAAGACCAAAGTAAACGAACATCAGTAGCGCCACGCTACCGATCCATACTAGAGTTAGCATTGCATTTTCCTCTCGATGTCTATTAGTGGTTCGTGTATGTCCAAACAAAGGCAGAGATGAAACGGAGATAAAAGTTTCTCAATGATTTCAAAGGGTTAGCAATCATCTCCTGTTTTACCCCTCCAAATCAGGGGTCTAGGGGAGAGACCTTAGCCGACACGGAGATGATAACAATTCGCAACAAAGGAAATTCGCTGGACTTCTAGTTTTTAAGGAAAATCAGTACACAATATTATTACTTACTATACTAACTATTTGATTTTCTTGAAGAACTTTCGTCTCCCAAATCATCTCCGTTTCATCTCCGTTTCATCTCCGGGTTGTTTAATTGCGCGCTGCCGCCACAATTATAAACACAATCGGAACAAACTCAGAACGAACCGCCCTTGTAGCGGTTCATGATCTGCCTGCCGTCCTGAGTTACTCGGCGAGTAACTCGATCAGAAGAGTTACTCGGTTGAGTAACTCCATATTCGAGAGGCGCCATCTCCCAGAGCTTGGTTTTCTCGTTGTACCTGATCGCCTGGCGCACGGGATCACGATGGTCGTAGCCGGCCTCGCCGTTCAACGCGTCGTAGATACGATGAGGTTCGCAGATATTATCGCTCCAGTTACGCTCGCGCGCACGTCGTGCTTGTTCTGCCTTCAGGCACGCCAGATCCTTGGGGTGCATGGATTTCTTGTCGATGGTGTACCTTGCCATAGTAACCTCTGTTGATTGTCCAAGGCTTTCTGGGGCCCCACCATGCGACCGCGCGGGTCTGAGAGTGAAGCCCAAGAAAGCCCCCGCCGAGAGTTACTCGGCGGGGGGTGGTAGGTCCTAGGCCTGCGGATAGGGCAGCGGCTTGTCGGCCTCTTCCATCTTCGCCAGCGCGTGGCGGGCGTTCGCCAGCATCTGGCGGGCGTGCTCGAGAAAGTCCGCCGGATAGGCCGACTTCAGCGCGGTCAGCGCGTCCGCGTGCGGGCTAGGGCCCGACTTGTCGCCGTCCACCAGCTTTTCCAGCGCGGCTTCGATCACGGCGACCGCTTCGCTGGCGGTCTGCGGCGCTTCGGCAATCGCTTCGACCGCGATGTCGCGAAGCTCGGTCTCGGTCACGTCGCGCTTCGCCTGCAGCGTCTGCAGCTTGGCGAAGTGGGTTTTCCACGCGACCGCGATCTTCACGAGCTTGGTATAGCTCGACCCGACCAGTTCGCGGGCGTAGTCCAGCGCGTCCGCTAGGTGGTCGTTCACGCCGTCGCGATGGTACACGCCAAGCGTGTGGAAGTTGGCGAGCTTGCTCACCTGAGCGGTGGCCGACTTGGCCGACTGCTCCTTGAGCGGCTTGAAGCTCTGCGCGGCGATCGTTTCCGCACGGTTGCGCACGGTTGTGTACAGCTTGCGGGGCTCGTCATCCGCGACAATCGCGTCGCTGAGCGCGGTGGTGGTGAAAAGATCGTGCGCCATGTCGGCGAACGCGTCCTTTCCGCGAGCGAACGCATAAGCGTACTGCTCGCAACGCCCATACAGGCGCTCCATGGTGTTGGTGTTACTCACTGAGTAGTCCCTCCGATGTTCTGCCGGGATGGCATCGAGCTATGTTGATTGTCCGGTTACTCGGCGGGTAACTCTGGGGAGTAATGGGTCGTGCTACCCCCATGGGCCGGGGGGTACCCACCCCCACCTTGGCCAGGCCCGCGGGGGCAGGGGCGGGCATTCAGGTGCTACCAAAACACCGGGTCTAAAAAACCCAGTTGAGTAATTTTATTATCTTGCTACCATTAACTTGGCTTCGCTGCGCTATGCTGCCTTCCGCAGCGCGCAGCTACGCGAGGAACCATGACTGAAAAATCCGATCTCAAGGCGCGCCTGGTGAACGCCGAGGCGCAGGCCTGGCAGCCCCGCAAGCTCACTGAGGGGAGCCGTCCGGCTGCCCTCGACGAGCAAACTTTACTTCGTCTCAACCATGCCGAGTGGCTGTCGGACTTCTCCAAGGTGCTGGCGCTGAACACCCGCGTGCCGGCGAGTCCGGGTCGCCAGGGCATGATCAACCGGCTGGCGTTCGCGGCCGATTATGTCTTGCTGCTGGAGAAGCGGATCGGCCTTCTCGAAAAGCGCGTGAAGGAGTACAAGGAGGGGCTGGCCAGGACCGCGCGTGATCTCGAGCTGGCGCACAATATCCTGGCTTCCTCCGGGCTGCGCGCCGCTACGGGGCCTCCGGCCCCGCGTCGCTCCGCGGGTCCCTCTGACGAAGGAGAAAACCATGGCAGCAGCTGACGACCTTCTGGTGGCCGTGACGCCGGCGCCGGTTCTGACCGACGCGGAAAAAGCCCAGGTGACGGCGCTCCACGACCAGCTGGCGCCCGACGCCAGGGTGGCGTTCGTGAGCTATTTCCTGTGCCGCACGCCGGCTCATCTTGTCGAGGAGATGAAGACGAAAGTGACAGTCCCGGCTTGATGGGGACACTTTGGCGGCCTACGACGTACCGTACCAGAGGAGGTGCGTCATGATCGGTTGCCTCGTCCTCGCTTTCGCACTTTGTTATCCTGGCGGCTATGCTCCCGCCTACGGCGGGAGCTACGCCTATGCCGGCGGTTACTCCGGCGGCTATGCTTCGCAGGGTTATTACGCGGCCCAGCCCTACTACGTGGCGCCGCCCGTGTACTACGCGCCGCCCGTGGTCTATGCCCAGCCCTACTACGGAGGCGGGTACGGCTACGGTAACCCTTTCGGCGGCATCGGGGTCCGTGTCGGCCCCCGCGGCGGCGTTGCTGTCAGTGTTGGTAGGTAAAAATTACTGCGCAGCAGCCTCTCCGGCGAGCCCTTCGGGCACGCCGTCTTCGTTGAGCTGTCATGACAGCTCAACAGGAGGTCCGCTTCGCCTGCGATCGCTGCGGCCACGAAGCCATCATCCCGCTCGCCAACGCGCCGGTGATCCAGCGTCTCACCGCACCCGAGGACTGGCTGACCTACTGGCTCACCGATACCACGCTCGCCCCCCGCCACCTGTGCAGTGTGTGCCGGGTCGAGTATGACGACTTCATGTCCACCCCGCCGAAGTCACCGGCGGCCGCGCCGAAGAACGTCGCGGGTTGAGCTTGCGCGCGATCGCCATCCATGTCTGGGGTCCCGTGGTCGCCAGCACGGCGTACTGGAGCGCATCGTTGACGTGAGACCACTCATTCTTGTCGGGTTTTGGCTTGCTGACGTCGAGGGATGTCTTGCTGTACCGATACATGCCATTCAGGCCCTGGATGAGCTTGGGACACCTCTGACGGTCGAAGATTATTGCCGCTGCTCCGTCTCGCTGCTGGAGAAGATACCCCTCGACGGCCCTGAGCCTGGTGTCGATGTTGTTGGTCCGCGCGGCCACCGCCGTGAAGCCCTCGCGTTTCAGGATGTCGAACGCGCACAGTTCGTCATACTGCGACCTGACGGCGCCGGATGGGTCGCCTACGATCACGACCGACATGCCCTGGTAGCGTGGCCCAAGCAGGCGCGGCCGAAGCGTCGTCCGGCAGTGGTTGATCAGGCCCGTGTCCTCGCCCGCTATCTCTTCAAGAACAAGTATACGACCGCGATGGTCGAGCTGGGTGATCACACCCCACGGGTCGCGGCCGAAATCCTGGCCGACGATCAGCGGCGAACCCTTGAGTGGTTCGATGAACTCGACGACGTGGAAGCTCGGGCGGAAAGTTCCGGCGAACACCGCGACCCCTGACGGGTCGGGCCCGTACTCGGCCTTCACGTATCTCGTCACCCAGGCCGCGTTCTGGTTGCGGCTGAGCCGCTCGTAGTAGATCCGCCCCTGGGCGAGCCGCCGCGGATCGTCGACCGCGAGCTTGAGCGTCTCCGGCGTCTGCGGAAGATGCGCCAGGTTCTCGGCCTCGGGGCTGAGCCCCGATGGCTGGATGAAGACCTGCATGTCGCCCGGCGGGTCGGTCATCGCCTGGTGCCACGGCGAGCCCTCTGGAGGCATGTTCGTGTCGATCACGATGCCGGCGTAGCGCGCGCCGCCATCGGCCGAGCTCGGGTACCGGCCGCACCGTGCCGACAAGGGCCCGATGAGATCGTAGTCGATCTCGATGCCCTCCGAGAGCCACACCCCGGTGAGGTTCATCGACAGGAGCCTGCGCTGGTCCTCGGGCGTCTCGAGCGGAAGTAACAGCCACTCGGTCCTGACGTCGTCGAACTCGAAGTACACGGTGGAGTCCGACACCTTCCAGCGGGCGATGCCCGAGAACCACCGGGCGATGTCTTTCAGGACGGTGTTCTTGAGCTGTGAGAGCGTCTGGCGGCAGATCGCCCAGCGCGTGTAGCGCATGCCGTCCGGCGCCGGCCATTGCTCGCAGCACCGCCGGAACAGTTCGAAGATGCAGCCGGTGGTCTTGCCCGAGCCGACCGGGCCTGCGATCAGCCTGATGAACGCGTCGCTCATCATCATGACGGCGACGGTGGGTGGCGCGGTGTATTCGATGTTCATCAGTGCTCCCGCTGGGGCACGTACAGCGCGAAGTCGACGGCGACCCAGCAGGTCTCGCTGATCTTCACGACGCCGGCCACGGCCAGCGCATAGTCGTTGGTCTCCTCGCCCTCGCTGTCGAACAGGTTGGTGATCTCGCAGATCTGGCCGTCGTCGGTGAGCGCCAGGCGCTGGCGCCGGTTGATCGCCTCGATCATCGCGCTTCCTCGGGTGTGAGATCGACCACATCGGTTACTCTGCCGGGTAACTCGGGTTTCTGCTTGTCGAACTCGAGACGCTTGTCTCCGATGTTGATGGTGATCTTGACCTGGCGATCTTCGGCGGAGCCCTGAACGTGCGCGTTCTCACCTAGGCCGGCCATGCGGGCGGCCCACTTGAGCATCTCGACCTTGGCCGACATCGGCTGGTTCTTGTCGTGGATCAGCACCAGCGCCTCGAGCAGGCAATCCTCGACGATGGTGGCGGCCTTGGTCTTGATGCGCTGGCTGATCGAGAGCGCGTCGGGCGCGTTCCACAGCGCCGTCTCCTCGGCGAGCCTCGTTTGGAAAAACCGGTCGTCGGCTACTTGATCAAAGCCCTCGGCGTCGAGCCGGTAGGACTCGAGGATCTGGTTCAAGGGTCTCATGTCGCGCGCGATCTCGCGCGCCAGGCGGGAGATCAGCACGTCGTTGAGATGGCCTATTTCGGACATGGGGTACCCGTGATAATTTCCCGAGATGGCGGAGGCGGTTATACCATTTGCGCCACGCGGCGGCGCGCCATCCAGCATCAATCCGTTGGTGCGGACGGCGTCGAACGCCCAGATCGACGCCGCCGAGGCGCGCGCCCGCGAGATGCAGGGGCCGCAGCCCGATCCCAACCAGTATGTCGGGCTCGAGGGTTACATCCGCCAGCAGTTCGACATGATGATGCGCCACAGGAACACGATTGCCGGCTGGAGCGATCGCATGCTGGCGGCGCTCAGGACGTTCAACGGCGTGTACGAGCCGACCAAGCTCACCGAGATCCGCCGGTTCGGGGGTTCCGAGGTGTACGCGCGGCTCACGGCAGCCAAGTGCCGTGGTGCATCTTCCCTCTTGCGCGACGTGTATCTCGGCGCGGAACGGCCGTGGGGGTTATCTCCCCCGGCCGACCCGGCGATCCCCGACCATGTGCTGCAGTCGATCGAGCAGCTGGTGCAGACCGAGGTCCAGTCGGCCATGCTGGGTGCGCCGGCGGTGCCGCCCGTGGTCGACCCGGCTACGGGCCAGGCGATGTCGCCCGCGGTGCCGGCGATGCCGGGCAAGATGCCCGAGCCCGATATCATCCAGGAGCGGATTTTCCAGCTCATGCAGTCGGCGCGCGACGCCGCCAAGGAGCACGCGAAGAAACAGACCGAGATCTCAGAGGAGAAGATCGACGAGATCCTGGTGCAGGGTAACTTCTACAACGCCTTTGCCGCGTTCCTGACCGACATGCCGATCTTCCCGTTCGGCTGCGTCAAGGGGCCGACCGTCCGCATGGTGATGGACGTGCAGTGGCAGGGCAGGCGGGCCACCCAGATCCGCCGGCCGCGGCTGTGGTGGGATCACGTCTCGCCGTTCGACCTGTGGTGGACGCCCGGCGTCAGCGACATCGAGGATGCCCAGATCATCCATCGCCTCAGGGTGACGCGCACGGATCTCAACGACCTGATCGGCATGCCGGGCTACAACTCGGCCAACATCCGCGCCGTGCTCGATCACTACGGGCGCCAGGGCTTCATCGAGAACTGGGACTCGACCGACGCCACGCGTGCCGTGCTGGAGAGCCGCGAGAACCCGCTCTACAACATGTCGGGTCTGATCACGACGCTCGAGTTTCACGGCAACGTGCAGGGTCGTATGCTTCTCGAGTACGGCTTCACGCCGCGCGAGATCCCGGATGAACTTCGCGACTATGCGATCCAGGCCTGGCTGATCGGCAACTACCTGATCAAGGTACAGCTCTCGCCCAGTCCGCGCCGGCGCCATCCGTTCTACATCACGTCGTTCGAGAAGGTGCCGAGCACGC